ACTAAATCTCTGCAGTCAGAAGTTGAAGAACTTAAAAAAGAAAGAGTACAGCTAACTAAACAGAAAGCTGAACAAGAACTTTTAAGATTACATCCAGACTTTATGACTATTAAATCAGATGAAGATTTTATTAACTGGTTAGAAGAACAACCACCATCCATTGCAGATGGAGTTCTTAAGAATAACACAGATGCAAAATGGGCTTCTAGGGTACTAGACTTGTATAAAGCCGATAAAGGTATTAGTCGTACATCAAAACGGAAGGACACTTCTGCTGCTGAATACGTTCCAACTAAAAAGAAAGCGGAACCTAGTAAAGGCAAGAAAGAGTGGACTTCTGAGGAAATCAGACGGATGAAACCTCACGAATTTGAAAAGTACGAAAAAGAGATCGACTTAGCAAGAAGAGAGGGCAGAATCCGTTAGTTTATTAACTTTTTAACTAACAAAGGATATAGATTATGGCTATCTCAAGCGCAGCAGGTTATACTAATCTGCCTTCAGGTAATTTTTTACCTGAGATTTACAGTCAAAAAGTTCTTAAATTCTTCCGTAAAGCTTCAGTTGTTGAGGATATTACCAACACTGACTATACAGGAGAAATTGAAAACTTTGGCGATACTGTAAGAATAATAAAAGAACCAACAATCTCTGTCTCTTCATATGCAAGAGGTGCTGCAGTTAATACGCAAGACCTAGCAGATGATGAAATTCAATTAACTATTGACAAAGCTAACGCATTTGCTTTCAAAGTAGACGATATTGAAGAAAGACAAGGACACATTAATTTTGAAACACTAGCAACGTCAGCAGGTGCATATGCACTTAAAGACAGCTATGATTCAGAGGTTCTCTCAAACATCGCTTCAAGTGTTACTTCAGCTAACACATATGGTGCGGACCACGCAACAAACTCAATCGACACTGGTTTTGATACTGGTGAAGTTGACCCTATTAACGTACTTGCTAGACTAGGAAGACTCCTAGACGACCAAAACGTTCCTACGGACAACCGTTGGGCTGTAGCTGCTCCGATTTTCTTTGAACAACTACAACAAACAAGCTCAAAATTAGTCGATGCTAACTTCTTAAACGAAGGTAGTTCACAAATTAGAAATGGCTTAGTAGTTCCACAACTAGTAAACGGCTTTAGACTTTATAAGTCAAACAATATGCCTGCTGCTAGTACTTCTGACGTTTATCAAGTGTTAGCAGGACACCAAGGCGGTGTATCTACTGCTTCACAAATTGCTAAAACTGAAGTTGTAAGGGACACTGAATCTTTCGCTGATATTGTTCGAGGCTTACATGTATATGGAAGAAAAGTTCTAAGAACTGAATCCATTGCAAAAGCCTTCGTTAAAATAGATTAGAAGGAGGATAACTAATGGCTACTTTAACTAAAACAGGCGGTACAGGCACTACAGGTCACGTTGCAGGTAATGCTGTCGCTAAAGTTTATGTACAAACAACTGTTATTGATGGAACATCAACTGCTTTAACAAGTGGTGATGTTTACCAAGCAATTAATGTCCCTGCTAATTCAGTGGTATTAAATGCAGGCATTGATAAAATAACAGCAGGTACTGGAACAGGTACACTTGCATTAGGAGATGGTACAGTAACTTACGTTGCTGCTGCTGTTCAAACTTCTGCAGGTGCTATGACTTCTGGTGATGCTGTTGCAGAAATGTTTGTATCTTATCCTACAGCAGACACACTTGATGTGACTGTTGCTACTGCAGACGTTAACTCTAAAGTCCGAGTATGGGCTTTAATAGCTGACTGTGAAGGTCCAGTCGGTGATGACGCTACAGGCGATACATACGCTTAACAATCAACTAAGGTGGGGGGTTAATTCTCCCCACTTTTTACAGGACATACGATGAAAAACATATTTATAATAGCTTTATTAGGTTTCAGCATCACAGGATGTGCAGCAAGTGCAATCAATCTGTCTGCAGATATACCTAAAGAGCAAGAAGTAATAATTTCGATAGAAACTAAAAAATCAAACGATTAAGATGAACAATACGTTTATTACTGCAGGCGCAGCACCATCTAATACAAGTAGGACAGATATATATGAGTGTCCTAGTAATTTTAAAGGTGTAGTAAAGTTTATAAACGTAGCAAACGTAAATGCATCAAGCAAGACAGCTAAGATAGAATACTACGATTCATCCGCTACTACATACTATGCCTTATCAGGTGCAACATCTATAGCAGGAGAAGGCTTTACAAATTGGATAGATATAACTTTAGTATTAGAAGCAGGAGACAAGGTAACAGTTACTGCAGAAACAGCAGATACAATACATGCAGTAATAGGTGTAGAATTAATTTATAATCCATTAACAACGTAGGCAAAACATGGCATCATTTCTTTCATTAGTAAACAAAGTATTAGTAGAATTAAACGAACCTGAGCTTTCTACTTCTGCAGACCTATCTTCGGCAGCAGCTACTGTAGGCATACAAAATACAGTAAAAGAAAACATAAATAAATCTATAAGAGACATCGCTACTTCTGAGGTAGAATGGTCTTATTTAATAGCTTCAGGCACATCTGCACTAACAGCAGGAATATCAGAATATACAGCACCGACAGCAGCTAATACAATAGATTGGGATAGTTTTATCCTACTACCTACAGAACTTATAACTAATGGTGAATTTACAAGTAACATAAGTAACTGGACAGAATCAAATTCAGGCACTGGAGATGCTACATATTCTTCAGGTGCACTATCTTTAGCAGCAGGTTCAGGAACATCTGCAGTTTACCAAGCAGTGTCTTTAACTAGGGGTAGGCAATACATGGTATCATTTGCTATGAAAAATGCTAGTGAATCTGGTACAGCTATTAGTCCTAGCCTTGATGTTTCTGTAGGTACAAGTGCATTAGCTACTGACGTAGTGACAGGCACATATACATCTGCAGGTGGATCAAATGATGAAGGTGATTTAAGTTATCATAACTTTACTTTTGACGCATCTGCTACACAACATTTTTTAACAATAAAAAATTCTACAGCATCTTCTACAGTGCTTGTAGACAACGTAAGCGTAAAAGAAAATTTTCATCCTAAAAGCTTAAAATATTTAAATGAGGATGAGTGGAGACAACGTGTTGCGAGTACTGATAAACACCAAAACCCAGACCATTTTGCAGAGCCTGATTGTGTATACAGGACTACTAGTTCTGCTACAGCACTTACGTTTGGGGTATCACCTGTTCCAGATAAAAGTTCTTATACAGTGGAGTATGATTATTATACTGCCCCTACAGACTTATCTGGTTCAGATGACACGCCTAGCTTACCAACTCGTTACCACGACCTTATAGTAAAAAGGGCAGCTTACTATACTTTACTTACACGTTCTGACCCACAATTAGCACAAGTATACTTACAAGAGTATAGTTTTGGCTTACAAAGAATGAGAACCGATTTGCTTAACCGTAAAAACTACATGTTTGCAGTATAATGGCAGATATGTTGAACCCATATGTAGTTAATCTTAAAGGAGGTTTAGTTCTTAATAAATCTCAATTTGAAATGGAACCTGGCGAAGCTATGGAATTAACAAACTTTGAACCTGATATTGGTGGTGGATATAGGCGTATTTCAGGTTTTGAAAAATTTAATACTAATGTTGTAACGTCTGGCAGCACTTCAGGTGCTATTCTTATGACTGCTGTATACGAAGACCAAGTAATAGCTGCTAGGGGTACTGAAGTATTTAAAATTTCTTCAGGTTCAAGTTCTGTAACACAAATAGACTCTGGCAGAACTAGTGCAGGTAGATATGATTTTGATATTTATAATATGAGTGGTACAGAAAAAATAATATGGGCTGATGGTGCTAATAATGCATCCTCTTACGATAATACTTCAGTAACAGACATTAGTGGTACAGGAGCACCTGCCAATCCTAAGTTTGTAAAAATATTTAAAAACCATGCTTTCTATGCAGGTATGTCTGCTACACCACAAAAACTAATATTTTCTGCCCCATATGCAGAAGGTGATTTTAGTGCTGCCAAAGGTGCAGGTTCTATATCAGTAACTAGTGATATAGTAGGATTAAAAGTATTTAGAGAACAGCTTTACATATTTTGTACTAATGCAATATTTAGGCTAGTAGGAAATAGCATAGCAGATTTTCAAATGCAACCAGTAACAACTAATGTAGGTTGTGTTGCTTCACAAAGCATACAAGAAGTAGGTGGTGATATTATTTTTCTATCTGCCGATGGTTTAAGAACTATTGCAGGTACAGAAAAAATTGGTGACGTAGAACTTGGTGTTATATCTAGAAATGTACAAAGAAGGTTTACATCTTTAAATTTAGGTACGGCAGCATCTACTATAGTTTCTGTTGTAGTAAAAGCTAAAACACAATACCGAATATTTTTTTCTGAAGCTAGCGATGAGGCAGATTCTACAGGAATTATAGCAGTATTTAAAGGTGACAGATGGGAATATTCAGATATAAAAGGAATAAAACCTAATTGTGCCGATAGTGGATATATTAATAATGTTGAGTTTGTAATACATGGAGGGCATGATGGTTACATATACAAACAAGAATCAGGAAATACATTTACTAACGCTGGAGACGATTCTTTAAGTATTCAGGCACGTTTCAAATCAGCCCACTTAACTATGGGTGATCCTGGAATTAGAAAAAGATTACATAGAGCTATAATAAATTACAGACCAGAAGGATCATTAGCTACTAATTTAGGCTTAGAATACGATTTTGGTTCCTCTGATACCCCAAATCCATCAAGTATTCCTTTTGAAGGCACTGCAGATTTAGCTTTATATGGTACATCGACATATGGTGGTTCAATATATGGCGGTGCAGAATTTGTTTTAATTAGGCAACCCATAACAGGTTCAGGATTTGCGGTAGCAGTACAATTTACAGAAAAGTCTGATGAAACCTCAGCACCCTATTCGTTAAGAGGGTTTAGTTTAGAATTTGCAGCAGCAGGTAGGAGATAAGCAATGGCAGTTTATTCAGCAAGACAATCGAGTTATACTACAGGAGATACGATAACAGCAGCTCATACTAATAATGAGTTTAATGCTATTTTAGCAGCTTTTAATGTATCTACTGGGCATACTCACGATGGCAGTACGGCAGGAGATGGCGGACCCCTCTCAACATTATTTAGTAATACTATTAGTATGGGTACAGGTGCAGATACTGATATAGCTGTTACATTTAATGCTAATTCAAATGATGGTGTTATAACTTGGATGGAAGATGAAGATTACTTTCAATTTTCTGATGATCTACTATTAAGCACTACAGAAAAAATACAATTTAGAGATACTGCAATATATATTAATTCTTCTACGGATGGACAATTAGATTTAGTTGCTGATACAGAAATACAAATAGCTGCTACTACTATTGATATGAATGGTGCTGTTGATGTGTCTGGAACTTTAAGTTTTGGGTCTTTATCTGATGGTTCAGTAACTATTACAGATATAGCCGATGAAGATAATATGTCTTCTAATTCTGCTACTAAACTTGCTACACAACAATCAATTAAAGCTTATGTAGATTCACAAGTAACAGCTCAAGATTTAGATTTTCAAGGAGATTCAGGCGGAGCTTTAAGTATTGATTTAGATAGTGAATCTCTTACTATTGCAGGAGGTACTGGTGTAACAACAACAGGTTCTTCTAATACTGTAACTATAGCAGTAGATGCAGCACAAACAGGTATTACTTCTTTACTAGCAACCGATATTAAAATTGGTGAAGATAATGAAACAAAAATAGATTTTGAAACTGCTGATGAAATACATTTTTATGCTGCTAATGCAGAACAAGTATATGTAGCTGATGGTGTGTTTGGTCCACAGACAGATA